GACTTAGGGGTTATCTTAATTCTCTTTCTAACGTGATCTTCTAAATTATCGTCAGGTATAATTATTTTGCTTCTAACTAATAAATCTAGCATTCTTGCGAACTCTTCACCTGCCTTATCCTCTATTCCAGAGAATTGAAACTCAGGATATCTATCTTGCTCACCAAAATTAAGCTTAACAAGTTCCTGAATAAGCTCATCAATGGATTCTTTTATAATATTTGCTACAAAGGAAATGCCCGAAAGGAAAAAATCAGATAAATCATTAGATAGAGCATATGCGCCACCGCCTCCACCCATGCCAAGCTCAAGAAAGTTAGCAAGAAACGCCTTGGCCATTCTTTTATCTTCATTATCAATTGACTGCTCAACTTTTGCAGGATCATATTTAGTCCCATTGCTTAGGTCAACTTTCCATCCAGCTGGATATGTTAAGTAATTTTTTTGATGAGTTGTGAAGGCCACTAATGAGCTAACCAGATTAGTATACTGATCAGAGTTCTCCTTTCCAATCGGAACTTCTGCAGTTGGAATGGGCATGGACTTTTCAATGCCAATGGCATTTAGTTTTAAGTATTCATTTTTTCTAAAATAATTCCCATAACAAGGTCTGATCATGGATATGCCTTCCAGATTATCCCCCTCATCATCTATTGCCATGGCCAATAAAAATTCTTTTGGAATATCAACGTATGAATCTAAGTCTCCATCCGCTTGCTGAGTAATGCCAGAGAATTCTTTGTTCTCATCAAAATTCCATTGCTCAATTGTGCGTGGAGATCTCCATGCTAATTTTCTTAAGCCTATATATGTATTAAGAACAATGTTGCCCTCATCATCCAAGACAGATTTCTCTATATTTACTTTATGAACTTTTTCAAATACCGAATGGCCAAACTCAATCATTGTTAGGCACTCGTTTAGAAACTTATTAAATTTAATATCTTTGAATAAAATCTGCTCACAAAGATGCTTATGCTTAACATGCTCTGGATCATCTGAGCATGCGACAATTTCCCTTGCTGCAGTTCTAATTGGATTTTTAACAGCGGATACAAGCATCTTAATTTGGGCGTCCGATCTTCTCATTTTGTCGAAACAATCAGCCCTTTCAGTGCTTTGAAGTGTATCAAGATACTCTTCTTGATAATATCCAGCATAAACCTCTGTACCAGACGTGCCCCTTTGAGCTTCCTGTATTACAACTGTATTAACTTCTTTTGACTCAAAATCTTCATCTTTTCGCTTATTGAATCCGCCTAACAGATTGCTGAATATTCCCATTTTATCACCACTTATCTCTTTGAACTTTCACACTAATGGTATTTTGATTAAAGGCTTTTGTAAATTGACCGACATTCCCTGAATTAAGCTCATTAAACGCACCAGACGCGGCGTCAACAATGTCATCATGGGAATCATCGGGGAAGTTTTCCATTTCGCTGTAAAAAGCTTCCTTGTGTTTACAGTTGGCCATTATCTTAATGTTACCATGCTCAGCTTGAGATGAAAGTGGCTTTGCCTGAGTTTCTTTGTCTTTTGTTATCTTTTCCACAGATACGACAAAACCTGATAGCATCTTGACAAAGTTTTCAGCTTCGGACTTCCCCGCACTGCCAGGATCTTGAAACCCTTTAACCTCAACCGATTGGCCATCATGAATAGCTACGTTTTTAATAAGTCTCTCAACCTTTCCGGCCGAGTATCTTTCTCTTTCAATGTCCAAAATAACAAATTGGCCATCATAGGTTTCTCCCATTTTTAGACCAACGGTATAGTCTGGATCATGGGTGTCACCTGCATTCCATTCAGTTGCAGCTCGATCCCAACACCTAATGATTCTTTTAAATGGTGGCGGATGCATAATTTCTTCAAAATAATGGGCCTTAAAATACATACCAGCGGCCGGGACTATATCCCAGTTTCCGCCTTTCTCATCATCTCCAAGAAGCCTTTCACGCTCAACCTTTGGCAGTGACATTAGTTTAGATCTATACATTGGATCTTTTTCAAGGAGTGCAGGGTTGTCTTTAAGTCTAGATAATATAAATGTAACAGATATTGGATGTATATCAGGAAATGCTGCAAGTGATTCAGTTATTGAATTAAACCAATGATCATGATCATCGACAACGCATAAATACCTTACAGCGCCAGACCTCTCTGGTATAGCGTATCCATCATCGTCAATCCACCAATCAATAAAGTTTCTTACCCATGATGTTTTGTCAGGGTTACATGTTGACCTTACATATGGATTAATTCCGCACGTTGATCTATTACGTCCAACAAGATAGAAAAATTGTGATCTTGAAAAGTGAGTTAGCTCATCAAAATAGATTATAGGATACTGGCCACCCTGATGATCATATTTATTTTTCTCATGCTGCAAGTGCCTAAACGATATTTTAAATCCACCTGGAAACATTACATCAGTATGGGGTGATTCTCTAAACTTTGCGCCAAGTGGAGAATAGAGCTTTTTTGCCTCATCAAATAACCCGCCCTCTGCAGTTATCTGTGTTGACGTTTTTCTGAAATATACCGCGCCAGCATCCGGGCATGAATTAATATGCCTCAATGGATCGATAAGCATTGCATATGACTTCCCGCCACCTGCAGATCCACCAAAAATTGCTATATCGGCTTCAGTTGAAAGAAAATCCGTTTGTGGTCCCTCTTGAGGAGCTATTTTACTACTTGTATCCATTTTTGCTTTTTGTTGTTAGATGATAGAATTTGCAAATATCACAAAAATAAACTCTCATGTATTTATTTTTTCTTGATACACTGTAAAGCTTCTTTCCCTGATTATTCCTGCTACCAATTCCAAGAAACTTAGTCGCAGCAGCTTTACTTTTGAATTTCTTTTTCTCGCAAGTGTCGTGTTTCAATTTTGATATCCTTGGAGCATTTAATAAGAAGCTTAGCAAAAGATCTCCCCAATCTTGAATCATTTTTAGGCATTATCTTTACAGTTGAGCCGTCCCTTAGATCAAATTCAATATATTCTTGATCTTTCCTTAGGACTTTAATTAGGTTTCCAATGTCACTTTCCATTGTTAATTCCGTTGGCCATATTTTTAGCAGTTTTCAATACTGATCTTGAAAACTTGTCACTAGTTTCAACGCATAGAGACCTTGATAGCAGATAGATTATTTTGGCCTGTGTCTCTATTAAGTCCATTGATGCATTCTTGCTGCTAAGTATTTTTAATAAATTTATGCAATCCTTGTGACTTGTCATTCCTTTTTCTCCCTGCCATTAGACGGTAACATGATAACAGTATTCTGCTTTAATGATCCATCGGGATTTGTAACGTCTAATTTATTGCTCATCTTACCAACATATCTATCAAGTAAAAAGTTTAGGCGTACATGGTCGCCATTTGTTATTGCTTTAATTAGGATACTTATTATTGCCGCATCAAGCCCTTTGGTTTTGCCTGATTCAAAAAGCTCCCTTAGTTGCTCTTGGGTTTTATTGAAGTATTTTTTTAATACCTTCTCAACTTCAAGATCATTGTTTTTTCTTACCGTATGATGAGGAGTTTTATTCTTTGTGCCTTTTGGCCTTCCAGTATTTCCCTTTTTAAATGGAGTTCCAACAACTCTTTTTTCTTTTTTCTTTTCTGTCACAGTGCATCCATTTGCCAAAACAACTTACGTAAATTATGCGTAGTAATAATTATATTAATAAAAAGGGATTTATACAATTTTTAGATAGCTAATCAAAAGGTATAAACCCCCTTTGCTTTTCCATCCGTGGATCAACTATAAAATCGTATCAGTTTTTTAATGGAATCGGAAATAGCCTTTCAATGGCCTGATAATGCTCATCACCCTCACAAACCATATAGTTATCAACCAAATATTGCATAATGTCTTTGTGGCATTGATCATACATATGAATAGTTTGTTCTAATTTGAATCTAACCAATACCTCAAAATCGTTTTTATATTTTTCATGGGTTTCCACAAGCTTTTTTAATCTCTTGTTTTCTGCCAATAGTTTTTCGCTACTTAATGTCATAAACATGGATCTCGTTACTGTCTTTTATTGGTGTTGGCCCATGTGAAGCAGACTCTTTCTCTTCATACATGCCCCTTTTTCGATTCTTTTTAGAAAGTTTTTCAAAAATAATAAACTTGCCATCATCTGAAAACTTAACCCTTATTTCCAAAAGCTTATCCTTGCCTTTAATGCAAAATCCAATCATGTGAAATCCAAGTGAGTCCCTGGCGAAAAACATTATCTGCGGCAACGGAACAAAGCAATCCGCCAGGGGAGAGGACTATAAAAGTCCCCAAACTGTATCTAAATCTTCTCTAACCACAATGTTTTTTCCGGCTTTAGTTACTAGGCCAGTTACTACAAAATTGTCATACTTAACAAGTGTCGCGTAGGAAACATCTGTTTTTGCAACAATCACTGCCTCACTTTGCGACACGCCAGTTAGCTTTAAGAAATTACTTTTTGTTGCGGTTCTCATTTCTGAAACATTGGCAACTGGAGCTTTTTTTCTCACTGCCTTTTTTCTAGTTGCTTTCTTCTTGGTTTTTCTCATTTCAATCTCCTTATAGCTGCTTGAACTCTTTTTTAAGCTCAATTTTTCTCTCTACTATTTGATTTAATATATCTGGAATTACTTCTATAAACCTTCTATAAAAACTGCTTGATGGATTGCCATTTATTTCGCCATAAAGCCTGTCACAATCTCCAATTAATTCAACTAGCTCATTTGCCTTTTTAAGAGTTTCCATTTCCATTTAAATATTCCTTATTAACAAATCTTTTAATTGATTCCCTTTTAAGGCACCCACAAGATTTTGTTGATCCCCTAACAAGATATTTTCTGTAAACATTTTTATAATTTCCACAAGAGCACTTACATCTAATTATGTTTCCACGCCAATCATGGTTCTCTTTTACAATTTCTAATGTGGTTAGACGGCCGAATTCTTTGTTGAGTATTTGGCCCCTTGGAAATGCTGATCTCATAAAAGAATATCCCCACTGTATCTCTTGAAATAAATATGAATTTCGCTACCAACAACTTCTTGAATCATTTTTACTTGGCGCGGAGATAGCCTTGTTTTTTCATCATTGGATAAATCGGCAATGTAGGCCAAGAAAAAATGATCCATAATTCTATTGCGATTGAGTAAAAGTATATTCATACCCTCATCATCACCATAATCCTTAAATGATTTATTTATTTTTTTTGATAGCCGATCAAGATTTGCCCTGTCTGATTCCTTGGTCTGAGCAAGATCCCAGCTAATTCTTTTTAGATCTTCTTTTAAATCTTCGCAGGCATTCTTAAGCTGATAATAGTAATCTTCGAACTGCTCTATTTTTCCAAATAACTGTGGGTTTTGTTCATCGAATTTTATGGCCCGAAGTTGGTTGGCCAATGATTGCCGCATCTGAAGTCCTTTCGTAAATTTTGGATAAATTATAAATCTATATTTTATTTGTCAATTAATTATTCTCAAGCCACTTGTTAAATATTTTCAACTGATACTCATTGCATAAATCTATATAATCATCATTGCCATAAAATATTCTAGATCCAATTATTTTCATTTTTTTATTTTTATAAACCTGAACTGATCGTGACTGGGAAAC